GGCGTGCGCCCTCGGCCAGAACCTCGCGCGGCCCGGTCTCGCCCCAGTCCCGGCTGTAGGGAGGGATCGGGAACGGCTCTGGCCCGACCACCTCGCGCCAGACGCCGCGCGCCAGCCCGAGGCAGTCGCAGCCGACACCGCGCAGGCTCGCCTGGTCGTGATACGGCGTGCCGATCCAGGAGCGCGCCGTCGCGACGACGCGTGCGGGGTCAGCGGAGATCACAACACCGAACCCTCATGCCCGCCATCCTTGGTGGCGTAGCGCAGGACCGCGTCCTGGCCGGGGATGTGTGGGAAGCCTCGGAAGTTGGCGGTGTTCGCGAACTTCGCGCCACAGGTCTCGATCCGCTTGTCGCAGCCTGCGCGGATTACGAAACCGTCGCCCGCAGTGATCGCGCGCACCGGCGCTTCGAGCAGGGTCAGGACGGCGATGCCGTTGGTGACGTCATGGCCCAGCACCTCGGTGCGCCGCCCCGCATTCGCACCGCTCGTCCATTCGACTGTTCCGAAGGTGAACCAGCCGGCCTCGAACCCGCCGAGACCCGAGGCGGTGAACGCCCGGTCGCGCAGGAGATCGATGACGGCGCCCGTGCCCTTGAAGGGGGGGTCCTCCAGATCGACGCCACAGCGCGCATCGCCGAGCGCGGCATCGCAGGTCGCCTGGAAGGTCCGCCCGACCGTCTGACCGAGCACATGCGCGAGCGAGCGCATCTCGGCCACGAAGGCCAGCCGCCCGCGCCGGATCTGGCCGATGGCGCCGCGCCGCATCAGCACGCGCTGGCCCGTGTCCGCCCAGTTAACCCGCCAGACCTCGACCTCGGCGTTGTCCCAGCGGCCGTCGAGGATGTCGGTCTCGGTCATCCGGTCCGAGGTCAGCACGCCCTCGGCGTCCTGCGCATCGACCGACAGGTCCGAGCCCGACCGCACCTCCGACGCCGTGAGCCCGCTCTCGGGCTCGAACTCCGTCCCATCGAAGCTCAGCGTCAGGTCGTGGTCGGTGAAGCCGAAACTCATGCCGTCGGCGCGGGTGATCCGCCAGCACCAGGCGAGCGTCGTCGTGCCCTCGTCGAGATGGGCCTGCAGGGCGGGCGAGAGGGTTTTCATCGGCAGGTTCCCGTCATCCGGTCATCGAGATCGGCGATCCAGTCCGCCCATGCGGACGGCACCTCCGCGACGGTCTCGGCGGGTGGTCGGACGAGTCGCGCCTCGGCGTAGGAAGCGCAGCCGGCATCACCAGCGCCCATCGTTGCGGCGCAGCCGGTCAGCGGGATCGCCAGCGCGGCGGCCATCGCGAACCGCATCCCGCCCGCGCTCGACGCGCTCGCTCTTGTCTTCCATCGCATCGCGTTCCGCCTCCTGTTTGCCCACGCGCTCCCCTTCCGCGCGCCCCCAGACGCGGCCGAGAACGACGCCTCCGATCGCGCCCAAGGCCGCGACCAGCCAGATCAGAAGATCAGCCATCGTCCCGCTCCCCCCGCGCGGCGGCGACGCAGAGGGCGACGACGAAGACCCCGAGGCAGCCGCCCACGACCACACCTGCGAAGAACTCAAGCATCGCCACGGAACCCGCGCTCGATCCGGTCGCGCAGGCCGATCAGGCCGAGCCCGAGGAACATCAGCCCCGCGGGCGAGGCGTCGCCGCTGCCAGCGAGCAGTGCGACGAGGCGGGACAATTCCCCAAGCGGCCCGGTGGCAGGCAGCGCGAGAGACGCGATGCCGGTGAGCATGGCGAGCAATCCCGCCCACCAAGTGAGCGAGTTGAGGCGAACGTAGCGCATGGGGATCAGGCCCTCCGGATCAGGTTGGAGAAGAAGGCGACCAGCCGGGCGAGCCAGGCGGTCGGCGTGTCGGGTACGGGCTCGAGAACTGGAGGCGTCGGCGACGGAGCGCGAGCCAAGGCCAGAGCCTCATCTTCGGTCAGGCGGCGGATCGGCTGGGAGAAGTCCACCCGGCCCGTGCGGTCCACGGACCAGACAGGGATCGTGCCGCCGGGATAGCGGCCATGGCGGAACAGGTCGCGCTCGGCCTCCCGGCGGGGGATGATGGAGGCCGGTCGCCGCCAGTTCAGAAACGCGTCGGCGGCTGCAACGCGATTTCCGGCGTTGAGGTGCCGGGTCAGCGCGGCCTTCGCGATGCCCCCGGTGTTGTAGTGGAAGCTGACCAGCGCATCGAACTCATGCGGCGCCAGCGGCACCTTCACGGCGCGATGTACGGCCGCCTCGTCGCGCGCAAGATCGGCGCGGAAGACCCGGAATGCCTCGCGGATCCCGGCGTCGAGATCGGCGGGCATGCCGCGCGGCATGGTGGCCGGATCGGGTGGCCCGGCCGCAGCCGTGTGGCCGATGCCGAAGGTCCAGACCTGTTTCACATCGAGATAGGGCCCGGGCACGAGTCCTTCGTGCCGGACGAGGGCCAGGAGGCCCCGGTCGGTCATGTGCATGGGATTACCGGAGAAGAGAGAGGACGAGGATCAGCGCCGCGACGGCGAGGCCGATGCGCAGGCGATGGGCGAAGGCCTGCCGGGGGTCGGCGGGGTCGCAGCGGAAGGAGCGCGCGAGGCGGAGAAGTTCATTCATCGCCGTCGCCCTGCTTGGCGCGGCGGAGGCGGGCGAGCAGCATTTCGATGAAGGCCGGCCCGAAGACGCCGACGAGATAGGCCGCCGAGCCCGCCGCCCCGCCCGCCGGGATCGCCTCGGGCGGAAGGCTGAGCCAGGCAGTGATGACGGCCATGGAAAGGCTGCCCATCCCGGCCGCGATCAGCCCGCCGAGCAGGATGTGCCGGAGCGCATCGCGCAGCCGCATCTTCGTGGTCAATGCGTTCGTGGCGCCGCCGAGCGCGCCCCAGGCAGCGAGGATCACGGCGGTCGAGGCTGCGAGCTCGCGCAGCACGGCCGCAACGAAGCTGCCGGTGTCGTTCATCGCCGGATCTCCAGAAGCGGAATGGAGGTGATGGAGCCGAGCCGCTCGAGGTCGAGCGTCACATTGAGCGCGTCAGTGTCGAAGCGGACCGGCACGTCGAACTCGAAGCCCGCGGTGATGGCGGCGCCAGCGCCCGGCGCGGCGCTGAAACTGACGACGCCGGTGGCGGTGTCGACCGACCAGCCGGAGGGCTGCTCGACCCCGCCGAGCGCGATGCGCACGGTGCCCGCCACCGGCTTGGCGATGGCGCGCGTCCAGGAATGCGCGCCCGAGGCGTAGCGCTTCACCAGCTGGAAGGCGGTCGTCGTGCCGTCGCCGGTGCCGATCGCCTGATCGGTGGGCGACGGCGTGCCTGAGGGAAGACAGGACTTGAAGTCGCCCCAGTCCTTGAAGCGGAAGCCATGGAGGCGACCGTTCCGCGCCTCGAAGAAGGCGACTACCGCCGCCAGATCGTCCGCGCGGCGAATGCCGTAGGCGACATCGTACCGGCGGCGCGAGTTGGCCCAGCTGGCGTTCCGCTCCTCGTCGCCCGAGGCGAGCTCGACGATCTGGGTGCGCCGCTCCGGCCCACCGCGGGCGCCGCGGCTGATGTTGTCGGGAAACCGGACCTCGTGAAACGCCATCACATGCCCCTCCGCCCGAGCGACACCGCACGGGCGATGTCGGCCGCGACCTGCGTGCGGGACTGCCGGAAGCTCTCGGCGTCACGAGCCATGATGGTGACGTTGACCCCGCCCGCGCCGTAGCTTTGCGCTTCGCGTCGCGACAGAACACGCTCACCGCGTTGCAGGATCGCGGGCACCTCGTCGTGGCGAAGCCCCGCCATGCCGCCGGAATGCATCCGAGGCGCGGCGGCGAAAGCTATGGCGGGCACCATGCGTGAGTGCCCGGCCGATCCGACCATCCCGCCCGCATGCAGGACGTTGGCGAAGATGCCGCCCGCCCCGGCAAACACGCCGGAGAGCGCATTGGCGATCGGCCCGAGGATGAACCGCCGCGCCGCCAGCTGGGCGAGATCAGCCAGCAGCGAGGTGACGAGGTCGCGGAAGTTCAGCTTGCCGGTCTTCACGAAGTTGCCCACGGCCGTCTCGGCCGACTGGAAGGCGCCGACGAGGCTCTGGCCGATGTCGCCACCGATGTCGCGGGCCTTGCTGGCGTAATCCGACAGCGCGGCGGTGACCGCCTGCCAGCCGGTGACAGCAGCCTCGGTCGCGGGCTCTGCCGCAGCGGCTGCAGCCCCGGCGGCTGCGCCTGCACCCGTTGCAGCGCGCCCGGCATCGGCGAGCGCCGTCTCCAGCCGCTCGGCCGCAGCGGCGGTCTCGGCTAGTGCATCCGCGCTCGCCTCGTCGGTGCCACGCACCGCATCGCGCAGGGCCTGCCAGCTTTCGAGCGGCGCGCGAGCCCCTTCGGCCAGATCGCGTGCGGCGCCACGATAGAGGTTCGCGGACTCAAGCGCG